TCCGCGACACAATGCCATCCGGCATCACCGCCCCGGCTGCGCTCCAAAGCGCCTCGGCTTTTTTCGCCGACAACGCACCGCCCGCGCGGATGGCGTCCTCCGCGCCGATTGTCCCGCTGCGGACGGCCTCGGCGATGTGCCCGACGTCCACAAACTCAGTGACGCGGGCCTTCTGGAGCCGCCATCCTGGTACGACGTGCCCGCCCTCAAGCAGTTCGCGGGCCTTCGCTTTGGCCGCGTCGCGAAAGTCGTCGAGCGTCGCGCACTGCGCCAGAAAACGCCCGAGCCTCTCCGGGTCATTGAGCAACGTCAGGAACCCATCGTTGTCAGGCGTCAGTTTGGACTGCACCGGGACCAGTGCGCCGGTCATGGATTTGACGCGAGCGCCGCAGGTCAGGGACTTGGCGCACCAGCCGCAGTAGTCATTTTCCACCGGCGGCGTGCCCACGTTGGCCAGCACCGTGCGCACCAGCTCCGACGCCGACGCGTAGGTCCACCGGTGCACCACAGTTTGCCGCTGGTCGCAAAAGAGTAGGTGCGTGTCCCAAGATTGCTCAAAGTGCTGCTGCATCAAGCCGAGGGCGTAGGCTGCCATCTGTGCTCGGTAATCGTAGATTTGGCCGGATTTGAGGTCCACCAGCCACCGGCCACGAACCGCCACGCCGTCAGCGGTGCCGCGATGCTCAAACCCGCCGGTCAAGATGCGGCAGCGGTCCTCCTCGGTCGTGAGCCCGTCAGCGCCACCACCTAAGCGAATGCACTGGTCAATTGCCCAGCGCACAGCGCCGGCGTCCTCCTCGGGCAGGTCCCAGTTCGGGAACTCTCCAGTCGTCCAGGCGTGGCGGAACGCCGCGTCTAGTTTGGTCCCGCGTTCGGCTGCCGGTGATGTGCCCGGCGCGCCCTGGTATTGCCCGCAGAGCGCGAGCTTTGGAAGTGCTGAGTGTCGAATGTTCATTTTGCTTGTCTCTGTTGTTTTTTGTCTCTGGAAATGTTCGCCACGTGCAGCTGAGAACACTTCCGCCCGCAGGTCACGGCCATTTTGCCGCCTGCAAACCGCATCGGGTGTTGTGCGCCGCAGATAATGCAAGGGACGGTGGGTTTGTCTCGTTTGCGCTCGATTGCTAGTTTTGAGAGCGACGTGCCCACGCACGCCTTTGAGCAAACGCGTTGGTTGCGTCGCGCCGGTTGATACTGTTTCCCGCACGCAGTGCAGGTCGCCGCGGGCAGGCGGCAGCTAAAACACGTCGTCAGCTCGCTTTTTTTGCCGCGCTGAAATTGTTGGTGACACGTGTCGCAGCGGCTCCAAACGTTGTTCGGCCGATCCATTCGAAGTTTGCCAGTAGGGTCATCCACTGCGGTTGGGCGATAAACCAGCCCTGCGCGGATCCCGTCGGCCACCAGCTGCGCGGCCTCCGCCAGAATCCCCAGCTGTTCCGCCGCGACTTCGTCGGTGTCGGTGTCCCGCACCGCTTCGCTGCCTCCCCGCGTGCGTGCCGGGCGGCACCACAGCGGCTTGCCATTCATCGTGTAGCTCATTGCCGTGTGAGTGCCCAGCAGTTGACGACCACGAGAGCGGCGAGGAAAAGCGATTCCACGATGTCCTGGCTGCCGAGTAACGCGGCCATGTCCACCAGCAGAAGCGCGCCGATGGTGCCGAGTTTTGCGGAAGTCCACCGGCGAGTGTTCGGCGGCGGCGGTGTTGCCCGGTACGGGCGACTGTAGTGTGATGTGCTCATTTTGGTTGGTTGTTGCGGAGCGTACCAGCTCCCCGGAACGCCCGCCGTGCGGACGCTCAACGGGAGCTTGTTACCGGCTGGATTTGCGCGGCTGCCGGACGAGCACGCCAGCAGGGATGCGGATGCGGCGTGCGCCGTCGGCGGTGACGGTGTCGAGCGCCAGTGCGCACGGCCCAACGCGCAAATGGTCAGGTTGCCATTTGACGCGAATGCCAGCGTGGCGGAGAACTTTGTCGTGGCCGTAAAGGTCGCAGGTAAATGCGCGGGCGGGTGTCGTTGCCATAATAGTTGTTCGGTTGGTTGTCTCGGTTGCGTTAGTCATTTCTGACGGCCTCGTCAGCACCCGCATCACGGGTGGACGCCCCGGAGGGCGTTTCGGCCTAGGCTGCCAACTCACGAAGAGCTAACTTTTTTGCGGCGTGTTCGCGGTCGTTTAATTCCACGTTCAGTTCGTTTGCGAGCTTGATCCACTGGGAAAGAGAAAGCTGGCGGATGCTTGCAAGGTGCTTTTGGAATGCTTCATTCATGCGATGAAGTTCTGCGCGGATTTCAGCGAGGCGAGCGGTGTTCGTTGTCATGGGCCCATCTTAGCTAAACAAAATTGCTTTGCTAGCCTTTTGTTAAATTATTTTTTGCCCGTTTCAAAGCGTTGGCAATGCGCGCTTTAGGACGTGGCAGCGATGCGTTGCGGCGCACTGCCTCGGTCTTTTTTTCGCTGCGCGCCTTGCCGCCGATGGCACCAGCTGCCGCGCGTTTTTGCGCTAATGTAAGTTCCATGGCGGTCAGCGGTTTAGGATGCCCTCGAGCCTCATTTTCTGCCAGTTGATGAGCTTCCGCACCAAGGCGTCTGAGTAGATCATGGCCTCCTGAGCCAGTTCCTCAGGCCCCTGCGGCTCGCGGAGCGGGTGGTTGTCGCGCTGCATCAGCACCTGTAGGCAAGAGATGGCGGCGAGTTCGCGGAGACCGACGACGGGGTCCCAGTCAGGGGATGGTTGTGTGTCCATGCCCGCACCCTACGCAGCGTGCTTTGCTAGTCAAGCGCGGTGCCTTTGTTTCATGAGGAAATCGCAACCCCTCGCAGGATCTCCCTGCGCAGCATTCGGCACCCGGTGCGCTGGTCGGAAAACTATTCGCCCGCCGGAACGAGCCCAGCCTCGAAAAGCTCGGCCTCTTCATCCCTGCGCCGCCGCAGCCCCTTCGTGTCGGGCCAGAGCCGCTTCATCGCGCGCAGTTGGTCAGGCACGCCGCCCAGCTCGCCCACGCGGAGCAACCGCTGGATCTCGGCCATCTCACGCCGCCGGTCGCCCGTCAGGTTTGGGCCACGGTTGAACACCAGCGACACCAGCGCCGCCGCGCAGTCGCCAGGCAGTTCGTCAACTTGCGGGTAAATTCGGAGAGTCCGCAGGTACCAGGTCGGGATAGTCACGTCCTGAAAAACGGCCAACGCAGCCGCCCACGGGATCACCAGGTGCCTAACGTGCGGGAGCCGGACCTGTGCAGCCTCCCCGCGGTGTCCGGTCAGCGCGACGAGAATCTCGAGCGTGGCTTTGTCGAGGTGCGGCGACCATGCCCTGGTTGTCTCGCCCGCGTGCGAATGCCCGAGGTCCCAGCCAACGCCGATGGTGATCCCACTGGCCTCGCCGGGCCATTCCGGGTGCCGGTCGTAGTAGCGCTCCCCGCCCGTCTCCCAGTCGATGATTTTGGCGATGCCGCGCGGTGAGAGGTTCATTTTTTGAGTGCGCGGATGGACTCCACAATTTTGATGGAAGTGAAGATCGCCGCCAGCAAACAGCTTGCGATCCGGATCCACTGCTCGGCTTCGCTCAAAGAAATGGCGAGTGCGCCCACGTTTGCGAGGTTCACGGTCGCCAAGTCCAAGAAATGCCGAGAGTTAAGCATGAGCGACAAAAGTGAGTCCCGGTCCGGGCACGCGTGGAAGTCGTCCGGTTTCATCATAGAGCCCACTGTACGGCGAAATCGTCGCAGGCGGAAGCCCATTTCCCTCAGTTCCTGCGGGCGGGAGGACTCTTTTTACGGGGGCGAGGATTTGCAGCCCCGCGGGCGGCGTTGCCCCCAGGTACTTTGCTTGATGGCCGGGAATGTTGGGTACGGGTAGGACGGTCATAAAAAAAAGAGATCCACACGAAGTTGGCGGCGATGCCGATATTGAGCAGCACCTCGGATGCCGCGGGACTCGAAAGCGTTAGCAGATTCCAGAGCGCGCCGCAAACTGTCACGGTGGTGGCGCCTTTGCAGAGCATTGCGGCCCACGGCTTGCGCCAGATTGCCGACTCGGGATGCCCAAAGACTCGGAACACCAAATGCAGCGCGGAGACGGCCAGAATGCCGTTAGCGGTTGCGTTTATTGCGGTTGCTGCTGTCATCTGTGATGAATTTTGCGCTGATTGTTTCCACCGCCCGGAGCCCGCAGAAGCCGAGCAGGAACGCCGCTGCGTAAGCGTACTGCGGCTCCCCGTCCAGCCGTGCCAGCTTCAGAATTAACGGCGTCACGTAGTTTGCGCTCGCGGCGCCCCCCAGAAGGCTTGCCAGCGTGCGCGGCAGATTCCTGCCGGCCTCTTTAGACGACATCAGCACAGAGCCAGCAAAACCCGCCATGGCGAGTCCCAGATCAACGCCCGCCTGCTTGAGTTCCTCGATCATTTTGCGGGAGGCTTGAAGCTCGCCCCGTAGTAAAACGCAAGCACAGCGGAGAACGCCGTGCTCAGGCTGCCAATCAGCAGCGACAACGTCGTGGACTCCCACAGTTTCAGATCGCCGGTGAGCAGCCCGATGAGGATTCCAAAAAAGCCCCCGGTGACAACGCAAGCAAGCACCGGCGGCACCCATGAGCCCGTTGAAGTTTGCATCGACCTGGCGCTCATGCGGTCTTCGGCTGCCAGCTTTTCGGCGTCGATGCCCAGCTCCGCCATCCTCGTCTTGAGTTGCAGGTCGGCCGCCTGTAGGGCGGCAATCTGCTCTGCCGTTAAATTGCCCGAGGTCAGCGCCCGCTGCACCTTGTCGGTTGTCGCCTCGCTCATCCCAAGCGCTTTGCCAACGGCCTCCACGGCAGCGCCGCCGAGCGGGCCACCGAGGAGGTTACCGATTGTGGGGAGGAGTTTGGAGAGGAAGGACATGCGCTAGAAATAAGTGGTGACAATCACGATGCCCTGCGCCCCTGCACCGCCTGCACCAGAGTTGCCGACGTTATCGAGAGCCGCGCCTCCGCCGCCCCCTGCGCCGCCATAAAGCCCGCCGTTGCCACCGTTGCCTGCGTTGCCAGTGACGCTTGACCCACCACCTCCGCCTGCGCTGCCACTAGCAGCAAACCCTGCTGCGACGTTTGGCGCAGATGCGCCGTTGCCCCCAATCGTTCCGCCAGAGGCAGTGCCACCGCTGAACCACGATCCAAGCGCAGTTCCTCCCGCGCTTCCTGAAAATCCAACCGTTGCGGAAGCAGGAAGCCCCCCTCCTGCGCCTCCTCCTGCACTTGAAACATTTACATTTGAACCACCAGTAAGTGCCCCTGCCCCTCCACCGCCCGCTGATCCGTTACCGCCCGGAAACATGGCGCGGGAACTTGAACCTGCCCCAGCAGGTCCACTTGCGGTTGTTGCAGTCCCAGCGCCACCGCCACCGTTCACTTGTACCCACGTTCCAAAGGAAGAGTTTCCTCCAGCTACACCAATGGTTCCGTTTGTGCTGTTGGCTGTTACGGAAGCGCCTCCAGTCCCCCCGCTTCCGACAACAACAGTTTCAGTCGATCCCAAAATTGAAGCTGCAATGTCACGCAACGAATATGATCCGCCGCCCCCACCACCACCGCCAGATGCCTGAGATCCAACGCCCGCTTTGCGCCCAGAGCCCCCGCCGCCGCCGCCAGAAATCACGACAATATTCACCAATTTTGCGTTTGCCGGTTTGGTCCATGTAAACGTTCCCGCCGTGCTGTAAACGTCAACTTGTGCGCTAGTTGCCTTCGCCGCCAGCGCGGTCGTGAGCCCGTCAATCTTGCTCTGCGCAATTGCCGCAGCCGCGTCAACGTCAGCGTCCACAAGTAGGCTTGCCGGACTTTGCAGCACGCCCGCTACGTTTTTCCAGAGTCCCGTGCCTGCCACAAGCCCGAGGGACGTGTGGACATGGCTCGGAGTGCTGCCACCAAACTGCCCAGTCACGCTGTGGTTGTTTCCAGTCGCATAGGCCTCGAGCGTCACAAAGATCCGATCCGTCACCAGCATC